TACCGGTAAAGTTTGATTTGGATTTTACGCTTGACATGCCGCAGCGTGATTGGAGAGGATTGCAAGAGATATTCGACCGCCTCGCTGCCTACGAGGAAACGGGGCTGGAGCCGGAGGAATTAGAAGAAAATCAAAATGAAGCATTTGACCGCGGCTATCAGTACGGCATGAATTACAGTGGCCGGAGATGGAACGAAGCATTTGAAATCGGCTATCAGTCTTGCCTGAATTACAAGGGCTTGAGATGGGACGAAGCAGAGGAATTGAAGAGATACCGCGAGATCGGCTCTATTGACCGCCTCCGCGAGCTGGCGCAGGCGGAGAAAGATGGGCGGCTCGTGGTGCTGCCGGATGTAAAATATATCGATTCGGACGGAGATAAGGCATTGCGCCATGCTATGTATATGTGCGGTGTGCAAAACAATCCCGTCACGAGATACACGGCAGATGCAATCGCTGAAAAACTAACCCGCGAAGCCGCCGAGGCCGCGCTGGAGGGAAGGGAGTGTACGAAATGACGATTGAAGAAGCGATTAAGCGATGCGAAAACATACGCGATGGGGCGTTTGCTGTGCTGGATAGTGGATTCGGAACAAATGACAATGAAAATCCATTGGTGTACAAAAAACGTGTAGAATTTGCAAATATCTGCATTGCTGCCCTCCGCGCCCAGCAAGAGCGCGAGAACCCGCAGCCGCTGACCTTGGAGGAATTACTGCGGATGGACGGGCAGCCGGTGTGGGTGACGTTCCTGGATGATGTTTTTACAATAGGCCATACCGCGCCACTCTGGATGATTGTAAATGCGGAAGAAAAAGAATTTCAAGCGAAAAATGAATATGTCTGCTTTTCTGATATAGGTTGCATTGCCTACCCTGTGCCCTTCCCGGTTTCGTGGACAGTAAAAATGAAGAAAAAACAGAAAGAAACGCAGGATATCTTGTCGTATCACACTCAGGCGGCGGGATGCTCAGACAAGGCACGCGCGAAGGCATCCGGAGGACGCCAGCCAATAGAGGAATGCGGGCGCACCGGATTGTAAAAGGTCTCGATATAAGCGAAGACGTCTGCCATGGCATGTGCCCTTGAGGCGAAATGGCGCAGATGGACGCACTCGCACTTGAGGCAGCTGAAGAAGTTTTCGGCCACGGCGTTGTCATAGGGATCGCCCTTGCGGGACATGCTTTGCCGGATGCCGAGGCTGGCGAGACGCTGACGGTAAGCGTAGGCGGCGTATTGGACGCCGCGGTCGGAGTGGAAGATGAGGCCGGGCAGAGGCTTGCGGCGCCGGACGGCCATGCCGAGGGCGGCGAGAGTGAGATTTGTGTCGATGCGGTCGGAGAAGGCGTAGCCGACGATCTGCTTTGTGCAAAGGTCTTTCACAACAGCGCAGTAGAGCCAGCCCTCGCCGGTGGGGATATAGGTAATATCGCCGACCCATGCGGTGTCTGGCTTGTCAAAGGAGAAGCGGCGCGCAAGGAGATTGGGCGCGATGGGGTGCGCGTGTCTTGAGTTGGTCGTGGCTTTGTAGGCACGCCTGCGTGTGGAGGAGATGTTCATCTCGTTCATCAGGCGGTGGATGCGCTTGCGCGAGCAGGAAAGCTGCGGGCGGATCAGGTGATACAGGCTGTCCAGCCCAAGGGCGGGATAACGCTGGTGCAGGCTCAGCAGCCGGCGTTTCAGTTCCTGATCCTGCTGCCGGCGCAAAGAAGGTTTGCGGCCCAGCCATTCGTAGTACCCGCTGCGGGAGACCTCCAGCAGTCGGCATACAAGTTCCACAGAGGCCCCCGCGCGGGCCGTACGGATGTACCGGTACTTGTCCTCTATGGTTTGGAAAGTATGCCGACGGATTTTTTTAGGATGTCAATGACCCCGTCTTTCTCTTCAAGCTTCTTGCGCAGTGCTCGAATCTCCGCCTCCAGTTCGCGCAGGCGTCTGGCGTCGCGGTTTTGGCGGTCAGCTTGCCCCGGCGATGGTGCGCCTGCCGCTTTCAGCCAGCTGCGCAGCGTGTCGATGCAGATGCCGAGTTCCGCGGCCACCTCCCGGCTGGGCCGCCCCTGCTCGGTGACCATCCGCACTGCCCCCGCCTTGAAGGCCTCATCGTAACGCGGCGGCGCTGGGTGTTTTCGTTCTTTGGTTGACATTTTTCATTACCCCTTTCCATTATACAGATTGTTTTTCTGTCCGGCAAATCGGGTATGGGGGCACCCCTCAAAACCGAAAGGGCGTGAGTAATAATGAAGTGCGAAAACTGTACCAAGTATGATGATTGCCGGACAGGCTCGGGCTCGACATGGCCGTGCGGGGCGTATGTGTCGAAAGACATTGAAAGATGCAGCATTTTAAAGCGCGTGGAAACGTACACGGATACACGGACTTGCGTCAACTGCCCGCTTGATGGGCATTGCGAATTTGTGGTTTGCCGTGAAAAGGAGGCCCCGGCATGCTCGAAATAATCATAGCTTTCGCAAAGGCTGTGGGAATTGTGCTGCTACTTTCTTGCCCTATTGTTATGTGGGCGTGTCTGGTGGTTGGTGGCCGATATGACGACGAAAACGGGAAAATGTGAGATTTGCGGTACAGAGTTCGTATACGCTCCAAATCGCAGATACTGCAATGCGTGCGCGCATAAGCGGAGCGTTGCGAGTACGAAAGCGGCGTTGAAGCGGAGAAATGAGCGCCTAAAGCAAGAAGCATCTAAGCCGCAAGAGCAACCGGGCGGATGGCATGTCGTCAAATGCACAGGCTGCTATTATTACAGGCCGCTGCGGAAAGGCGGGCGCGGAGCTATGAACGCGTGCCACTACCTGATTGACACGGATGTCCCGCGCGGTATACATCCGCACGAATGCTATAAACGCCCCGGTACGCCATACAGGCCGGGGAAGAAAGTATGATTCGGGAGGTGTTGGGGTGACGCGGTATTGGAGCCGGGGGCCGGTGAATACGAAGTGTCCGTATTACATAAGGGATTCGGAGTATGCCATAACCTGTTCCGGGATGGAGCATGGAACGGAGTGCGCGACACGGTTCCGCAGCGAATCTGACAAGGAGCGGTTTCAGGAAAAGCACTGTTTTATGTATGATTGTAAATGCTGGTGCACGCTGGCAAAACTCTTAGAGCAGAAAGTTCATGAAAGGGACGGGGATTGATGCCTCGTCCTTTTTTTACGGGGAAATCGGGGGGCACGGCGTTTTTTAATCTGGTAGTATGGGATGAGGGGAGGCAGCGCTATGGCAAAAGGAAAATACGCAGAGTGGCTTGAGCCGGAAGGGCTTGCGCTGCTGGAGGGATGGGCAAGAGACGGACTTACAGACGAGCAAATTGCCGAGAAATGCGGCGTTGTGAGAACCACTCTGTACGAATGGAAAAAACAACATCCCGACATTTCCGACGCCCTAAAAAGGGGGAAAGAAGTCGTTGATTATCAGGTGGAAAAGGCGCTTCTGCAAAAAGCTCTGTGCGGAGACGTTACAGCACAAATCTTTTGGCTGAAAAACCGTAAGCCGGATAAATGGCGCGACAAGCCGGAGAAGGTGGAGCGCAGCGACGATGAAACCGGCGTGGTTCTTCTGGCTCCTGTGCTGAAGGAGGAGACGGATGGGTAGCATTTGGTCTCCGCAGGAAAAACAGTTTGCGTTTCAGCAAAGGCCGGAATACGAGGCGTTATATGGCGGCGCGGCAGGCGGCGGGAAAAGCGACGCGCTTTTGGCCGAGGCGCTGCGGCAGGTACATATTCCGCACTACAGGGGAATTATTTTCAGGCGGACGTTCCCTCAGCTTACGGACCTTGTGGACAGAAGCCGGGAGGTATATGGCGCGGCGTTCCCAAAGGCATCGTATAACGAGACAAAGCACGTATGGACGTTCCCATCCGGCGCGAAAATCTATTTCGGGAATATGCAGCGGGATGAGGACCGGTTTAACTATCAGGGAAAGCATTACGATTTTATTGCATTTGATGAGCTTACGCAATTTACATGGGTGCAGTACAGCTATCTGATGAGCCGAAACCGCCCCAACGGGCCGGGCACACGGGTGTATATCCGCGCCAGCGCAAACCCCGGCGGCGTTGGACATGGATGGGTGAAGGACCGGTTCATTACGGCAGCGCCTCCGCTTACGTCGATCGTGGGGGAGTATGATGTGGTTACGCCGGAGGGAAAGCGCATCACACTGCGCCGCAGCCGTATATTTGTGCCGAGCACGGTATTCGATAACCGGAGGCTGCTTGAAAATGACCCGAACTATTTGGCAAACCTTGCCATGCTGCCGGAGGCGGAAAAGAACGCACTGCTGTACGGAAGCTGGGACAGCTTCGACGGGCAGGTTTTTATGGAATGGCGAAACGACCCCGCCCATTACGGGGACATGCAGTGGACGCATGTAATAGACCCATTCCCGATACCGGCGCACTGGAGGATTTGGCGCGGGTTCGACTTTGGATACGCAAAGCCGTTTGCGGTGGGATGGTTCGCGGCGGATGAGGATGGCAGACTATATCACATCAAAGAGTATTACGGCTGCGCCGGTACGCCGAATAAAGGCGTGAAGATGAACCCGGTGGACATTGCGGCGCAGATACGGCGCATTGAAAAAGAAGACCCGATGCTGGCGGGGCGGAGAATTACCGGGATTGCGGACCCCTCCATTTTTGATGAAAGCCGTGGAGAGAGCGTGGCACGCATGATGGAACGTGCGCCGAACTTTATCTACTGGCAAGGCGGCGACAATACGCGCATTGCCGGGAAAATGCAATTTCATTATCGGCTGGCGTTTGATACGGACGGTATACCCATGTTTTATTGCTTCTCCACCTGCAAGCATTTTATACGGACCATCCCCGCACTGGTATATGACGAAAAGAATGTTGAGGACATCGACACGGATGGAGAGGACCATATATACGATATGGTGCGGTATGTGTTCATGGAACATACAATCAGCCCGCGTAAAAACGAGATCAGGCGGAGGCCGGAGAGTGACCCGTTAGACCTGTACAAGGATGCGCATGTGCGCAGATACAAGATTTGAAACGGAGGATGCATATGGCAAAGAAGAAAACGGGAGCACCCGGTGCGGATGCTCAAAAGGAAAAGACGCGGCAAAACGGAAATTTGCAGCAGGCTTTTGATGCGGCTGCACATGTTGGCATGCAGGCCCCCATGGAGCCGGGCACGCCTGAACCGGATAACGCGGACGAAACTTTGCTCATGGCGATGAAGGCGGAGCCGGCCGGACTGCGAGGCCCTGTGGGAAAAGAACAGGTGCGGCAGGCGGCGGCACTGCTGGAGAAGTATAAGCAGGGCAAAGAGGCTTTGTCACGGCGGATTGTGGACAATGAAAACTGGTGGAAGCTGCACGGATGTGACGGCGGAGGGGATTCCCCGGACAGCGCATGGCTGTTTAATTCCATTGCAAACAAGCATGCGGATGCGATGGACAACTATCCGGAGCCGAATGTGTTGCCGCGCGCACGCGATGACGAGCAGGCTGCAAAAACGCTGTCCAAGATTTTGCCTGTGGCGCTGGAACAGGGCGGATATGAGCAGGTGTACAGCGATGTATGGTGGTACAAGCTCAAGCAGGGAACAGGCGTAAAAGGCGTATTCTGGGACACGGGGAAAAACGGAATCGGAGACATCGATATTCGCAAAGTTGATGTGCTGAATCTGTTTTGGGAGCCTGGCGTGACGGACATTCAGAAAAGCCCGGCGCTGTTCCACGTTGAGCTTGTAAACAATGATACGATACGCGAGCGGTGGCCTTTTGCGGGCGCGCTGAGCGGCCCGTGCATCGACACGGCACGGTATGTATACGACGATGCGGTGGACGTAAGCGAAAAAAGCGCGGTGGTGGATTGGTATTACAAGAAAAACGGCGCGCTGCACTTCTGCAAATTCGTGAACGGAACGGTACTGTACGCCAGCGAAAACGACCCGGCTTACGCACAGCGCGGTTACTATGACCACGGGAGATATCCGTTCGTATTCGACACGCTGTTTCCGGTGGAGGGAAGCCCGTGCGGGTTTGGATACATTGACGTGATGAAGGGATGCCAGCAGGCGATCAACGAACTGGACAGGAGCATTGTACGCAACGCGAAGGCATGCAGCCGTGCACGGTATTTTGTGAGGGATGACGGCGGCGTCAATGAAAAGGAGTTTATGGACCTGGACAGCGATTTGATACATACAAGCGGGAGCCTGGGCGAGGATGCGCTGAGGCAGCTCGAATATGCGCCGCTGTCCGGGATATATGTGCAGATTCTCAACAACAAAATCGAGGAATTGAAAGAGACCAGCGGGAACAGGGATTTTTCACAAGGGTCTACGACGAGCGGTGTAACGGCTGCAAGCGCGATTGCGGCGCTACAGGAGGCCGGGAGCAAGCTGTCCCGCGATATGCTCAAAAGCGGATACAGAGCGTTTAAGGAAGAATGCTACCTGTGCATCGAGCTGATGCGGCAATTTTATGACGAGCCGCGCTGTTTCCGTATCACGGGAGACGCCGGGCGGTTCGATTATGCTGTATTCAGCAATGCCAATATTGCGGGACAGGATATGGGGGAAGAGTTTGGCGTGACGCTGGGGGAACGTCTCCCCATATTCGACGTCACGGTTGTTCCGGCTAAGAAGAGCGCATTTAGCCGCCTTTCGCAGAACGAGCTGGCAAAAGAGTTTTACGGCCTGGGCTTTTTTAATCCGCAGCTTGCAGACCAGAGCCTTGCATGTTTGGACATGATGGACTTTGACGGCAAGGAAAAGGTTGTGGAACGGGTTCAGGCAAACGGTACATTGTATCAGCAGCTTGTAATGATGCGCCAGCAAATGGCGAAACTCGCAGCGATTGTAGATGCACAGAACGGTACGACCATTCTGCAGGGGATTGCGCAGGACGATAGGACGGCACAGGGCGATGCGCCTGCGCAGGACGGCAAGAATGTGACAACGGACGGCATGGGGCGTTCCATGGCAGGGGATGACCTTGCGACGCAGGCACGCCGCCGCGCTTTGGAAGGAGCGACACCGAAATGACAACAATTGAACTGGTGCGCGATAAAAGGAGATTTTACACACTTGTGGACGGGCATGCCGGATATGACGATGCCGGGCGCGATATTGTATGCGCGGGAGTGAGCGCTTTGACCTATGCCCTTGCTGCGGGGCTGAACGACTGCGGCGCACTGCTCAAATACGAAAGCGGAGACGGGCGGGAGGAAATGTACGGGGCCGGGGGAGCTGCGCGCGTGCTGTTCAGGACGTTTGAGCTGGCGGTACAGGAGCTGGCGCGGCAGTATCCCGAACATGTGCGCGTAAACGGGACGGTACAATAAAAAAACGGGGCATGGCATACGCTGTGCCCTTTTTATTTTTCGGGGGAAGTGGGGGGTAAATGTTGCTTCAGCCTTGGTATGATTTTGTTATAAGGCGGGGACAGGACCGCCGGACACTTCGGAAAGACGATGGAGGATGTTTTTATGTGCAAAATCTTTTTGAGCATTCAGCGCTATGCCGATGGCGGCGCCGGTGCTCCGGGCGGAGACGGAAACGCTGCGGCCGCCGCGCAGCAGACGGGCGGAACCACTGTGACGCAGGACGCCGCTGCGAACGGACCGGCCGTTGTGGAGGCTGAAAAGGCACCCGCTGCGGATAAAACACAGGCATTTGAGCAGCTCATCAAGGGAGAATACCGGGAGGAGTTTGCGAAGCGCACGCAGGAACTGATCGACAAGCGTTTTGCAAAGGCAAAAGCGAGTGAGGAGCAGCTTGCAGCGCTTTCGCCGCTGGTGGAAATGCTTCAGGAGAAGTATGGCACGGACGCGAAAGACCCGGCGGCACTGGTGAAAGCCGTATTGGACGATGACAGCTACTATGAGGCCGAGGCCATGCAGAAGGGCATTGACGTAAAGCAGCTCAAGGAAATCAAGCGCATCGAGCGGGAGAATGCGGAGCTGCGCCGCGTGAACGAGCAGAGGTCGCGGCAGGCTGCGCAGGACCAGGCGTATGCACAGCTGATGCACGAGGCGGATGAGGCAAAAAAGTTTTATCCGTCCTTTGAGCTGGAGAAAGAGTGCGAAAACCCGTCGTTTATGAGGATGATACGCGCTGGCGTGGACGCAAAGACCGCATACGAGGTGGCGCACAAGGATGAAATCATCGGCGGCGCGATGCAGTATACCGCACAGCAGGTTGCACAGAAGGTTACGTCCGGGCTGCAGGCAAAGGCTTCACGCCCGCCTGAGAACGGCGCGGCGGGGAATGGCGCGGCGCAGACTTCCATTGATGTGAACAAGTTGACCCGGGAGGGCCGCAGAGAACTCATTGCCAGAGCGCGCGCAGGAGAGCGCATTTCCTTCTGACGCGCGGGAAAAGGAGGATTTTTATGTTTGTTTTTTCGATTTTTATGTTGGCGGCCGTACTGTGTGCGGTATGCCTGTATGATTTGTGGGATGCGAGGCGCACGCACAGGACATGCAAGGTGCCGTTCCGCAGGCTGACGGACCACCGTGCCCGGCTGCGGTTGCAGGCGTTTGCGACACAAACGACTACAACCAACGACAGCGGTAACGACCTGTCGCCGGAAATGAAAACCTTTTACGACAAGACGCTGATTGACGAAGCCGAACCGAACCTTGTACACGACCAGTTCGGGCAGGAACGGGACATCCCCAGAAACGGCGGTAAGACCATCGAGTTCCGCAAATTCTCCAGCCTGCCCAAAGCGACCACGCCTATTACGGAGGGCGTGACGCCCGTGGGCAACAAGCTGAACGTGACCGCCATTACGGCGACGGTTGCGCAGTACGGCGACTTCGTTGAGGTGTCCGACCTGCTGGATCTGACGGCCATTGACAATGTGATCGTGGAAACGACCGCGTTGCTCGGAAGCCAGGCGGGGCGCACGCTGGACACTGTGACCCGCGAGGTGCTTCAGAGCGGTACGAACGTGTTTTACGCTCCGAAGGTGGCGGAGGGCGGCGTGGAAACGCCAGTTACCACACGCGCCGGGCTGGATAAGACGGCGCTGCTGCGTGTAAAGGACGTGTTCCGTGTGGCCGCGTTCCTCAAGAGCATGAACGCGCCGAAGATCGACGGCTATTATGTGGCCGTCATCCATCCGTGGGTTGCATACGACCTGATGATGGAGGCGGGCGACGCATGGCAGGAGGCGCACAAGTACGCGAAGCCTGAGAATATCTTTAAGGGCGAGATCGGTGAGCTGGGTGGTGTGCGCTTTGTCGAGACCACTGAGGCGAAAATCTACAACGACAGCACCTGCCCGGCCAACGGAAGCAATGGGAAACTTTCGGTGTTCGGCTGCCTGTTCCTTGGGGCAAACGCCTACGGGAAGACCAAAGTGGACGGCGGCGGGCTTGAGATGATCGTCAAACAGAAAGGCAGCGCGGGCACGGCTGACCCGCTGAACCAGCGCAGCACCGTGGGCTGGAAGGCGCTGAAAACCAGTGAACTGCTGGTGCCGGAGTACATTGTACGATTTGAGTGCTGTTCCACGGAGAGCGGCACCGTGAAAGCCAACTGAGGAGGGCAATACCATGAGTGAGAGCAGGAAGGCGGCGGTCATGCCGGATAAGGTCACGATTCGCCTGCCGATTGACCCGGCGCACCCGAACAACCGCGAGCTGTTTGTGGCGCTGAACGGCGCGACGTATCTTATCAAGCGCGGCGTGGATGTTGAAGTACCGGCTGGCGTTGCAGAGATCATCGAGCATTCGCAGGCACAGCAGGCGGCGGCGTTCGAATACATGTTCAGCAATGCCAACGGGCAGTAGACCTGTATGACAAGGCGCGGGAGTGGGAGAAATCCCGTTCCCGCGCTTTTTTGCATGGGAGGGAAGGATATGACGATAGACGACGCCATCCGGCAGGCAGATGCGCTCAAGCCGAACGCGGTGCACCGTGCGGCGAAGGTGGAGTGGCTGGACCGTGTGGAACGCGCGGTAAAGGCAGGCGTGACAGACCGGCACGAGGGGTCTGACGCGGTGGAGTTTGCGGGATATGGCACACTCACGCCGGGGGACACCGTTCTGCTCGCCCCTGAACCGCATGCGCAGCTGTATGTGTATTGGCTGTGCTGCCAGATTGACCTCGCGCTCAATGAGCTGGAACGGTATACAAACAGCATGATCTTATACAACAACGCGTACATACAGTATGCGCGGTGGTACAACAGCACGGTGAAGCCGCTCCCGGGGCCTCGCTGGAACAAAAGCGGGGTGGAGATATGACGCTGCCTGAGCTGAATCCTGTCAAAACAAGCCGGGAGCAGATACGTGCATTCCGTGGGTATCAGCATGTGGATACGCCTGCGGATGGAGCTTTCTATGAATGCGAAAATCTTACTGCTGTATATTACCCGTTGTTCGGTGTGCGTGCGCCGCGTGCAAAAGTGCGTACACTGCCTCAGGCTGGCGGCATCTTTGCAAAGGAAAAGCTGGCGTGGGTTTCCGGCAAAAAGCTGTTTTATGACGGCGCAGAGATATGCGATGTGTCTGATGAAAAAAAACAGTTTGTGAGCATGGGAGCGTGGCTGCTGGTGTGGCCGGACAAGATCGCTTACAACACTGCGGACGGAACTGTAAAGCAGCTGGAGGCGGAATATACCAGTGCCGAAGATGTGACATTTACATTGTGCAGCGTCGACGGCACGCCGTATGAGAACTACTATACAGGCACCGAAGCGCCGGACAGCACAAAGTACACCTATTGGCTGGATACCTCATCTGCTCCCCATGTGCTGCGGGTATATTCAACCGCGACAAACCTGTGGAACAGCGTACCCACGACCTATGTGCGCATTGGATGCTCCGGGCTTGGGGCGGGGTTTGCTGCGTACGACGCGGTAGAAATATCGGGATGCAAGGATGAGCAGTTCAATACGACGATGATTGTATGGGAACAGGGCGATGACTACATTGTCGTTACGGGCATCATTGATGAAACATTTACACAGACCCCGGAGCAGGGCGCTGTGGCCGTGGCGCGCAGAGCGCCTGACATGGAGTTCCTGACCGAGCACGAAAACCGGGTTTGGGGCTGCAGCAGTGAAAAAAATGAAATTTACGCCTGCAAGCTGGGGGACCCGACAAACTGGTACTGCTACCAGGGCATTGCATCGGACAGCTACGCGGCGACGGTCGGCACGGATGGTCCGTTTACGGGGGCGGCTACGCATTTGGGATACGTGCTGTTCTTCAAAGAAAACTGTATCCATAAGGTGTTCGGCACGAAGCCCTCGAACTATCAGATCACAAAAGTGGATTGCAGGGGCGTGCAGCGGGGCAGCGAGAAAAGCCTGTGCGTGGTAAATGAAACGCTTTTCTATAAAAGCCCTTCCGATGTTTGCAGCTACGATGGAAGCCTTCCCGCAGGCGTGAGCGCGGCGCTTGGAACGGCGCGATACTCCGCCGCGGCGGCGGGGAGCGCGGGGCCTGTTTACTATATCAGCATGAAGGATGCGGCAGGCGAATACAGCCTTTTCACCTATGACACGGAAAAAGGAATATGGTGCCGTGAGGACGGCGCGCACGCATCCGGGTTTGCGTTATGCGGGGGCGTGCTGCACATGCTGGATGCGCAGGGCGTGCTGTGGGGCCTGAACGGTGGCGCCGGAGAGCCGGAGGGAAAAGTACCGTTTAAGGCTGTTTCGGGCCCGCTTGGCATTGCGGACGCGGACAGGAAGTATTATTCCCGCCTGCAGCTCCGCGTGGCGGTGCCTGCGGCGGCGCATCTTCGGGTTGCGGTGGAGTATGACAGCTGCGGGCATTTTGAGGAATTGGCGCGCATTGGCCCCACGGGCCTGCAAAGCGTATGCATACCAGTGCTGCTGCGCCGGTGCGATCATATCCGCCTGAAGCTGTGGGGAGAAGGCGGCGTAAGGCTGTACAGCATTGCGAAAATTATGGAACAGGGGAGCGAGGTGCGGTAAATGGCGAGTTTTCAGGGCTTGAGCATCCCGGCGTTTGACCCGGAACGTATGAGCGCCGCGCAGGCAAGGCAAATCAAAAGCTATTTGTTCCAGCTGACGGAACAACTTAAATACGTGATGGGGCATCTGGACGAGGAAAATCTTTCCGAAAGCGTGAATTTGAAGCTGGAACAGGCGGCGGATACAGCCGGGAAAATTGAAGGCATTCAACAGACGTTCACGGCGGCAAACGGGAGGCTGCTGTCCCGTATTGAGGGCGCAGAGGGCGCTGCTTCTGAGCTGGAGCAGCTTCTGACCGGGTTCCGGCTGGCGGTTGACAATATGAAAATGGTGCTGGATGCAGACGGCGTGACGATTTTGAACGGCGGGTTTCGCATTGGTGCGGACAACGGCACGTACACCTTCACAGTGGACAACGCGGGAAAAGTGACGTGCACGAATATTGCAATCGACAGCTCCGCAGCAAGCACGGAAACCGTGATATCCATCGGCGACCTGGGCATACCGGGAGGAGACACGGGCATACGCATCACGCCAAAAAAAATACTTATTATCTCCGGCGGAGGCCTTGGCGTTGAAAACGAGGAGGGAGGGCACGGCATTGCGCTTATTTCGGATGAGTATGGGTCCGCCGGGTCTGCCATGCGCGGGGCGGTGCTGCGGTTGAATGACGGCCAGGTCGAGCTTGGCGGCGGTTCGCAGCAGCTCGACAGCGGAGATTTGGACTATTTTCAGGGCCGTGTGAAATGCAACCGGCTGATGGTAAACGGCCACTACTACATAGACGGGAATATAAACGGCACGCCGTGCCTTGTGCGTGCGGATTAGGAGGGAGCTTATGGCGAAATCAAAGTATGGTACTTCGCTTGATGAAGTATTGAACAACAACCCCGGCGACTACAAGGAAAACGACAAGGTGCTTGACCTTGCGGACCGGCTGAACAAGCAGGAGCAGGCAAGGCCCGGAGAATATAAGCCGGGGGATAAAGTGAATCAGGCACTTGACGCACTGAACCAGCACCAAGCGGCAAAGCCCGGCGATTATGTGGGCCGCTGGGATGAACAAATCAACGGTCTGCTGGAACAGGTGCTGAACCGTCCGGCATTCAATTACGACTTTAACGCAGACCCGCTGTATCAGCAATATAAAAACCAGTATGTGCAGCAGGGAAAACAGGCCATGCAGGACACCGTGGCGCAGGCGTCCGCTCTGACGGGCGGGTATGGCAACAGCTATGCCGCAGCGGCAGGCAGCGGCGCGTATCAGCAGTATTTGAACCAGCTGAACGGCGTGATTCCCGAACTTTACGACGCGGCTTATGCGCGATACCGTGGCGAGGGCAGCGACATGATGGACAAGCTGGGCGTGCTGCAAGGTATGGACAACACGGACTACGGGCGGTACCGGGACAAGGTTTCCGACTGGGAATCCATGCTGGATTACCTGACAGGCCGATACGATACGGAACGCAATTTCGATTACGGCACATACAGGGACAAGGTTTCCGATTGGGAGAGCATGCGGGACTATCTGGCAGGGCGTTACGACACGGAGCGGAACTTTGACTACGGCTCCTGGCGCGATTCCGTGGGGGATTGGGAAAGCATGCGCGACTATTACCAGAACCAGCAGAACTGGCAGAAGGAATTTGACTTCCAGCAGGCGCAGTGGAATTACAAGGTGGCACAGGAGGCGGCTGCGCGCGCGGCGGCGGTGCAAAGGGTTTCCGGTGGCGGAAATGATGATGACGATGATGAAGGAGAGTATCCGCCACAGAGAATCGGCATGGCTGCGATGCGTCCGGCTGGCTCTACGCCGTCGCAGGAAATCGCAAAATTCCGGGCGGCACAGGCTGCGGCACAGGCTGCGGCAAAAGCCGCAGAAGAGGCAAAGAAAAAGTCGTCCAAAAACAAAGGCTCATCGAAAACTACGGCTAAAACTACGTACATTCCCCAACTGACGATTATGGGATCACAATCGTGACCTGAATGGCCAAGACCACTGTAATGCTGGAGGGACAAAAATGGCAGAAATTCAAAAACGCAAGCGAAAAGAATATGAAGAATATACACCGGCCCAGAAAGCGGCATATCAAAAGGCGTTTCAGGAGGCATATGCCCGAGAGCTGCCCCGTCAGCAGGAGCGGATGCGCTATGACGCAGACAGGAATGCACATATTCAGCAGGTATTTCAAACAAAAGGGCGTGACGCAGCCCGTGCGGAAGCTGTAAACAGAGTGATACAGGAACAAAATAATCGGCGTATGATGCCGTCAGCTCGCGAGATTGATACAAAGTTCAAAGAATTTGGGCGGCAGGCGCTTTCCAGACAACGTTTGTTTGATATGGTAAAGCCGGAGCAGGCAAAGGAACGCGAGGCACAGAGCGCTGCCGCCGAGCGCGAAAAAGAAGCCAAGTGGTACGAGCAGAACGCGGCTGCGTACGGCGCACTGGACGACAGCGGGAAATCTGCCGTGGAGCGCGCGAACGAAGCTTCGGATCGCTGGGACAACATGCAAATGAATATGATGTCCGGCATGATGGACACAAGCGGACTTGGGATGACTGTGCAGCAGCAGATGGCGCTTGTGGACGCATACAAGGAGCGGCAGGCGGCGACCGCCGCGCTGGAACAGGCCGCAGGAGAGAATGCGAAAGCCGTGGCACGGTATGCGGAGCAGATGAAGAACGCGGAATACGCGGAGGCGTTTGCCAAAGACGCGCGGCAGGGCGCAGACGAGCACCCGGTGCTGCACAATGCGGCAAGCGTGGTTTCGAACGCATTGAACCTGCCCGCCGCGCTGGACTATGGAAAGCAGTGGGCGCGCAACACGTTCACAGACGATTACGCGCCCATTGACGTGAACACGCCGGAGCAGCTTATGGGGCTGTACCGCGACACGGTGCGCGACGAGACGGGGAAAAACATTGAAGAAAGCCTTGGCGGCGGCTTCGGAGGGAAAGCCGCGTCCTTTGTGTACCAGACGGGCATGAGCTGGGCGGACAGCCTTGCGAACATGGCGATGAGCGGCGGAAATGCGGCTTTGTCCGGTGTGCTGATGGGCAGCGGCGCCATGGCGAGCACGGTGCGCAGCGCAAAGGAAAAGGGCGCTTCCGACAGCCAGGCGATGGGCGCTGGAATTGCCGCCGGTTTTTTTGAAGGACTGTTTGAACAGTACAGCATTGAAAATCTCTCGTGGATGGCGAAAAGCGACCCGCGTAGTTTTCTGGACGTTGTGAAGAACCTTGGCAAAAGCATTTTGGGCGAGGGAAGCGAGGAGCTTTTCACCGAGCTTGCGAACATTGCGGCGGACACGCTGATCATGGGCGACCTTTCCGACTATAACCTTGGCGTACAACAGTATATTGCGCAGGGAGCGAGCGAGAAAGAAGCAAAGCAGCACGCCGCAGCAGACCTTGCCGTGCAGGCCGGGCTTGCATTCGCGGGCGGCGCCCTTATGGGCATGGGCAGCGCCGGAGCCGGTATGACATACAACACCGCGTCAAACCGATACACCGCGCCGCGCGCAGTGGAGAGCGGCGAATTTTACAACGCTTTGCAGTACGGGCTTGCGCAGGGCGAGGACACCGACGCAGGCCGCCTTGCGCGGGAGCTGGCGGGCAAGGACACACCGGGGAACGCAGATGTGATGCTGATGCTACGCGAAGCGTACGACCAGCAGGAAGAGGACGCGGAGCGGCGGGCGGAGCCACGTGTAAACGCATTGCTTCGTGATGCAGCCGCGAAGCGTGTGGCGCTTGATGAGCAGGACACCGCCGCAGAGCAGACGGCACCCGTTGAGAATGTTCCCGCAGAAACGCCCGTACAGGTGGTTGAGGCCGCGCAGGAGACGCGCAGCGAGCCGGACAGGGAAACTGCTTTGCCCAAGGCTGAAACGCCAAACAGGGCCATTCAGGCCGATATTTCGGAGCAGGACCGCAGCATCATGGAGGAATATTTCAAGGGCGATGTGGACCGTGCAACCTACGAGCGCGGCTATGAAGTGTTCAAGCGCCTGGGTGAGCTTGGCATGGATTACGATGAAGCCGTCACCCACGCGGGGGCGTACGCCTCCACGCTTGGAAAAAACTATGAACCGGCCCTGCGCGTTGCGAATGCGCGCGGGCTGAACCAGCGGAAAGCCCCGCAGGCGGCGCAGAGTACGCCGGATGTGCGGGCGGAGGTGCATTACGGAGAAAATGCGCAGGAAAACACGCCGGAGGTATTGCAGAACGTTTATACGCTGCTTGCCAAAAAGACCGGGCAGGCGGTGCAGGTGAGCGATGCGCTGAGCGACGGACGTGGCCGGGAGGCCAACGGCGCGTTCAGCCAGAAGATGGGTGCGTTTTTCTTCAGCACGCAGGCCGGGAACCGGTATGAGACCGTGGCGCATGAGCTGTTTGAATATGGACGTGCGTACAATCCGGAGGGCATGGCGCGGGCCGAGCACGCGATGCTGGGTATGCTGGCGAAGAAAAACGGATTTGCAAACGACACGAACGGCATCGACCAGATGATTTCGGCTTATCAAAAGCGCTATGGCGGCACATATGCCGACGCTGCCGGGGAAATGGTGAACGACGCGCTGAGCGGCACATTCAGCGAAGACGGCGGTGTGGAGCAGCTTGTGCGCTGGATGAGCGAGGACGGCGGGTACACGGAACAGGAGAAAAAGACCGTGCTGCAGACGCTGGTGGACTGGCTGAAAAAGCTGGTTGACAGCCTGCGGGAATACATTGCCAGCGTGGGCCACGGCACGGCCGGAGCCGAGGCGGGCGCACGGCTACAAAACGCCGAACAGCTTCGCGCGCAGGTGCTGTCCGAGCTGGACAAGGCCGTGGAGACACGCGACACACTGGCAAAGAAAAACGCCCCCGCGAGTGCGGAGGCGAGTGACGGCGGAGCCGTAAAATATTCAATAAATCCGGATTTCTCGAAGCATGTTGACGAGGTAGGTGGATATAATCGGAATCATCCGCTTTATGTAGGACGCGTTTCAGCTCCTTTAAGAAGTATCGGAATCAAGGCGGGCAATATCTATTGGGATTCGGTCAAAATTGCTCGAATCATGAACCAACACCCTGAGATGACTGCGGAAGTAATCAAGCAAGTGCCCCATATTCTTGAGGAGCCTGTTGTGGCGTTTCTTCCAACAGAGACTGAAAACAGGCAGCATTTTGACAGTCGCATTTCGCTTTATGGGGATGTTTACGATGCAGATGGCAAACTTGTGCTTGCTGCGGTACAGCTTCGAGTGAATGCGCAGGATGGTGTAAACATTGATTCTATTAAAATTGTCAGCGCATACGGAAAAAACAACCCGCAGGCAATATTATCCAACAGCACCATTTTGTACGTTGACCCAAATAAAAAAAGAACCAACGCCTGGCTGCGCAATAATAGGCTCCAATTGCCGTTATACGTTCCCAGCCAGTATGGTTCCATCAATAAATTAACATATGTGGGCGATACTGTCAAGGTTATCGACAAAAATTCCTTTGCGGGTAAACTGCTCGACAATTTCTATGATGCGGGCGACACAAAATTCAGCCTGAAAGTACCAGTAGAACAGGCAGGGGATTTGGTGGCAGTACACAACCTCAACGAGGAGAAGCTGGAAAAAACTTTGCAGCTGGGCGGCTTCCCGATGCCGAGCATTGCGGTAACGCGTGCGGATGTGGGGCACTCAAACTTTGGAGACATCAGCCTTTTGTTTGGCAAGGACAGCATTGACCCTGGTGCAGACCGGCGCAACAAGGTGTTCAGCGCGGATGCTTGGACGCCGACTGTCCCGGCAACGGAATATGAGGCGGACAGCAGCGCGAACGCCCACGTGCAGCAGCGGTTGAACGACTTGCGCGGCAGAGTGGATGATGTGTTCCGGCGCGAGCTTGATATGGCTGCGGATACGGAAACGCTCTTGAATCGTGAGGGCGGCGAAGCTGGTTTGCTGAAATGGGCTGAACAAAAGGACGGGCTGAAAGCCGCTTTCCTCGAGGATACTGGCAAACCTGTTCAGAAGATTGAAAAGCGTGTCGAAAAGGAAAAAGGGTACAGCGAAAACCGGGCGGAACGGTATGAGCAGATTGCGGCGATGCTTGGCGTGGACGACCCGGACGACATTGGGAAGATGCGCTTGAGCGATATCCGGAATGAATACGGTGAGCATCTGGAGAACGTTTTCCCCGGCATGACGAAAACATCCATGCGCATGGCCTCCATCCTGACGCAGACGCAGAAATATCTGAAAAACCGTGGCGGAGCAATCGAATATGATACGGTAACGGACGAGGCGGCAATGCGCGAGGCTGTACGCTCTGAAACCGACATGGACGCATACCGCAGGTGGCTGCGCGAACTTTACGCCGGCATTGAGGGAAAGTCGGGCGTATACAACAACAAAGAATACCTGACCCCGAGCGGAAACCGCAGAACATTTGAGCAGACGCACTATCCAGCAACTCTTGAGGGGATTGTAAGGGCAATGTCCGGCCAGAACGGAGGCAAAATACAAAACGTGTCATCGTTCCTTGGCGTTAAAACACTTCGGGCGCAGGAGGCAAAGTCATTTGGAAGCATTGATGAGATACGCGCGGAAAAAGGGAGAATCCAAAACCTGTCGCAGGAGGAGTTCGAGCAAATCGAAAAAGATTTGAACGCAGAGCTTTACGATGTGACACAAAAAATTTTGACGACAAATCCGTATATAAAGAACGATATTATGGCCGCTGACCACGTGGGCGAGGTACTGACTGAAATCGCCGAAAAGAGGAGCATCACTCCGCGAGGCATTCAAAAAACGTTCGCACAATACCATTACGAGATCACGCCGGACATGGCAGAGGATGCAGAGCGGTTGTTGTATGACATCAGCCAGATGCCTACAAACATGTTTGAGGCGAAGCCGATGCGTGCGGTGGGCTTCGATGAGGTAAAGGCTGCAATTGTGCCTGATTCCATAAGCGCAAATCTGCGGGTTGAGCTTCGCGAGCACGGTATCCCTGTTGTAGAATATCCTGCCGGTGACGAAAAAGCGCGGCTTAATGTGCTGAACAATTTGGATGATGTACGTTTCAGTCTGCCGGGTGTGGAGACATCCAGCGAAGAGGCAAGGCGGCTTGCATGGGAGAACCAGCAGCTTGCGCAGCAGGTGGAGGCACTGCGGGATGAGTTTAAACTGACGAAGGGACACCGGGTAAGCGACCGTGCAATTGACCTTGTGGCGGGCCGGATGCTGCGTGAGACAAAAAGCGGCTACGACAGGAGCGCACTGAACGGGCAGCTGCGCGGATTGTTCGACTACATTGCCAACGGCGAAAACGTCGTGTGGGATGATGTGATGGACGTTGCCGCAGGAATTGCGCGCGGCGTGCTGAGCAAAAGCAGCGAGATGGACGATACGCTATACAATGAGTATAAAGACATGCGCGACTATTTCCGCACAACAAAAATACGTGTTACAGAGAATGTGCGCGCGGAGATCGAGGCGACCTATGGGAGCTATGAGACTTTCCGCCGTGCGAATTTCGGACGCACGGCACTTTCCACGGAGGACGGCACGCCGCTGGACGCGCTGTGGGGAGAAATCAGCGAGAAATGGCCTGGGATGTTCGATGCGGATACAAATGAGCTGGAACAGGTATTCAAGGTGGAAGAGGCATTGGACATGGTGCGCCCGTCTTATGTCAACCCGTATGGGTTAGACATGGACGGCGCGGCCTATGAGCTGGCGCAGCGAATGTACGAGTGGTATTTTACGCTGCCGGAGGTGCATACCTTTGCGGACAAGCAGCGCGAGAAGCTGGTGAAAACCCGCATTCGGATGACAGAACAGCGAAAAACAGCGCTGGAGAAGCAGAAAGCGCGGTATGAGGGACGCATACGGGAGCTGCGCGAAGCGAACGCGGCGCAAAGGAAAAAAGCCAGTGAGCGTATGATACGCCAGCGTGCCGTGATGCTGCAAAGCAAACGCGAGCAGGCTTTGGCAAGGCGGAAGCGAGCGAAGCGCTCGAAGCATATCTCGCGCATCAAAAACAATGTGTGGGATTTGACGAAACGGCTGGAGCGCCCGACCGACAAGAAAAATATTCCCGAGGAGATGCGGGGGCCAATCCTGCGCTTTTTGAACAGCATTGATTTCAACACGAGCCGGGAAGGCACGCAGGCGGCTGAAAAATGGAAAAACGCGGCAGAAAGCATAAAGCTGATGCTGGAGCGCGCGGAGGCGGGAAAAATCGACGGGTACGAGGGCGACCCGGGCCTTACAGTGGTTATCAACGGGCTGACCGATGCGAAAAATGGCATTGCCTCCCTTGGCGACGCGACGCTTGACCAGCTCGAGGACCTTGACCTTATCGTGCGGGTTCTGAAGGGCATGGTTGTGAAGTACGGCCAGACGCTCGCCAACAAAAAGTTCAAAACCGCGGCCGCGCTGGGCAACGCCACAATCGCAGAGCTGGACGCGCGCCGGGAACACGGCACGGTCAAGACGATGGAAAAAATATCCGATATGCTGAATGAGGACATGGTGAACCCCATGGACTGGTTCACGCGTATGGGAGGTGCGGCGGAAAGCGTATGGAAAGAGCTTCGGGACGGCTTCAACCGCCGCGTCTGGCACTTGAAAGACGCGCAGGAGTTTATGGAAAAAACGCTGGACGGGGTGAGAGCGAAGGAGCTGCGCCAATGGACCGGCGACAGCGCGAAGGCAGCGGAGTTCCAGGTATCGAACGGCGTAATGCGACTGAAACCGGCTCAGGTGATGGAGCTGTATGTGCTGAACCAGCGCGAACAGGCCAGAAAACACCTGTATGGAGACGGCATCCGTGTAGCTGGGTATGTGAAGGCCGGACGCAAAACGGTGCGGCAGATGAAAACATATAAAGTGACGCCGGAGCAGGTTGCGGCGATTACGGGTACGCTTACGGATAAGCAGCGCCAGATTGCAGACGCAATGCAGAAATATCTTTCCAGCACTGTAGCCGAGTGGGGCAATGAAACCAGCCTTTCGATGTATGGATACCGGAAATTCACCGAGGAGAACTACTGGACAATCCATGTTGACGAAACGCAGACAGACACAAAGGACAGCACGGCGAACCAGACGGGACTTTACCATATTGCGAACATGGGGGCGTCGAAGCCTACGAGCGAGAAGGCGAAAAACGTACTGATGCTCGACGATGCATTTGACACATTTACAAGGCATGTGTCGGACATGGCGACCTACAACGCATGGGCGGAGGCCACAAAGGACGCGATGCGGTGGTACAACTATCAGGACCACGAGACGGGGGAAACCGTGCAGAAGAGCATTCAGCAAGCCTACGGCAACGCGGCGCTGCGGTACTTTGAAAAGCTGATGCAGGACGTCAACGGCATTACGGGCGACGTTGGCACCGCGTTCGGTGCGCTGGACGACAAAATGATGAGCAAAATGAAGGCTGCCGCCGTGGGGGCGAACCTGCGCGTAATTATTCAGCAGCCGACCGCATACATGCGCGCCGCAGCAGTTCTGCCGCCGAAGTACCTTGCCACGGGGCTTGCGCACATCCGCTCCGGTATGAAGAAGGCGCAGCAGCACAGCGCGATTTCCGTGTGGAAGGATTGGGGGTATTTTGAAACTGCGATAGGCAAGAACATGCGCAACGTGATGGTGGGCGGAGAGAGCGCACTGGAGAAGGTACGCGACATTACGATGAAGCCAGCGGGCTTTGCGGATTCCGTGACATGGGGCGCTTTGTGGAGCGCGTGTGAGGCCTATGTGAAGGACACGCAGACGGACCTTGACGCGGGGAGCGAGGCGTTCTATACAGCGGTATCGGAGAAAATGGACGAGGTTGTTGACCGCACGCAGGTAGTGGACACGGTGCTGCACAGGAGCCACATTATGCGCAACCAGGACAGAATTTCACGCGCGGCAACGGCGTTTATGAGCGAACCCATGAAGAGCTACAACATGGTGCTCACGGCGCTGCGGGATGTGCGCGACGGGAAACCTGGCGCAAAGAAGGCGCTGGGACGCACGCTTGCTGCGTATGCGCTGTCTGCGGCGGCCACGGCGGCGGCAGCGGGGCTGATCGACGCGCTGCGGGACGACGACGAGGACAAGGAGTTTGATGAAAAATATCTGGATGCTCTGCGAGTGAACTTCGTGGACAACGTCATAATGGTGAATAACATCCCGTTTGTGAAGGATATCTTTTCCATGGCGCAGGGGTACGACGTGGGACGCGACGACCTTGCCGTGTTCGAGACGGCCACGCAGCTCATTCAGACGCTCCTCAAAATCCGGGAGGGAGAGTCCAAAACAACGTGGTACAAGGTGTCGTACTCGGCGGCGAAACTGGTGTCTCTGGGGACCGGGCTCGGCTTCAACAACATCCTGCGCGACCTGCGTGCGTTCTATGACAACGTGACCGGGTTCAAGGACCCGCTGCACATCCATGCGAGCATTACGTGGCAGAACCGGGATATGCTCAAGGCAATAGATGTGGACGACATGAAGCGCGCACAGGACGTTTTGGACGTACTGTGGGAAAGAAAGGTTGCGGAATATACGGCGAAAGGAGAAGAAAAACCGCGCGATGCGGCAAAGAGCGCGCTGAAAGCTGCCGTTACGGCGGAATACAAGGAAGCGTACATAGAGGCGGACAGCGCCGGACGCGCGGCCATAGAGGAAAAACTGACCGCGCTGATGACAGGCGGAGAGGCATTGTGCGATGTGGAGGACATCCGCAAGTGGCTTGGCGACGAATATATCGCACAGAAACTCGGCGTATCCGAGGAAACGCTGAAAGCATTCAATGCAATGCTGAAAAAAACCGGGGCGGACGAGGACGGGCGTGTGAGCTCCGTGGAGGCGTTGGAGGCGGCGTCAAGGCTGGGCGTCAGCGACAGCGACAAAGCAGCCCTCTGGAAAAAGTACGCAAGCGAGCGGCAGAAGGAGAAGTACGACGCGGCACAGCAGCGCGGGCTCGGGAACGCATATCTGGACATTCTTTCGGCGGTCGGCACCAATCCGAAGCAGGAGGAGCTATATGCGTACCTGCGGCGCGGCGGATATTCAGACGGCCAGCGTGAGGCGTTGTGGGAGATCGTCGGCGGCTGGAAAATCAGCTATGAGGAATACGGACAAAAGCATTGAAACCTGGGGGAACAGGGGGGACAAGTACCCCCCTGTTTCTCTTATACTGAAAGAAAAGGGGGCGGTATCGTGCTGAAGGTTGAGTACGGTGATATTTTTTTGACGCGCGGGGACAGTGCATCATTTTCCGTCCGTGTGACGCAGCCGGACGGTGCAGAGTACAGGTTGGAACCGGGCGACGCGATGGTATTTACGGTAAAGCGCTCTACCGATGACGCGCGGCACGTGATTCAAAAGGACGGCCCGTTGTTTTCGATAGACCCGGAGGATACGAGCGGCCTTGACTACGGAGAATACCAATACGATGTACAGCTTACGCGTGCCAGAGGTAACCGGGTGAGCACGGTGCTTGGGCCGCACCGTTTTTGTGTAATGGAGGAGGTGAGCTTCTGATGGTGGAACGGGTTGGAAACATTCCGGACGATGTAGTGCTACAGGCACGGCTTGATATTTTGTATGGACAGACGCCGAATATTACCATAAAGGCACATGAACTGCCGGAGGAAAGCGAACCTACGGTGGAGAAGAGCGGGACGCTGGCAAAACCGGTATTCAATATTGGAATCCCGCAGGCGATGGGCGCTGTTGCTGCGCGTGAATATGCAAAGCAGGCAGAGACGGCGCGAGACGCGGCGATATTGGCCGGAGAAACGGCGAAAGAGGAACTGAACGGAATCGTAGCTTCTGCGGATGATGCTCTGGACCAGAAAATAGCTGAAACCGGTACACTTCTGGACGAAAAGGTAGCAACTGCTGCGCAGAGGGCATCGGAGGCTGCATCCAGCGCTGTGGCTGCTGCACAGAAGGCAACTGCGGCGGAACAAGCGATGCAAGGGGCGCAGGCGGCACAGGCACAAGCGGAACAAAGCGCACAGGAGGCTGCGGATAGCGCCGCAATGTCCAAAGACTGGGCTGCCGGCCAACCCGTTACATACAGCGGCGCCCCCGTCTCCATCGCCTACGCGGGGGCGAATCGCATTGATGCTCTTACCCTCTACGGCGAGAACGTACAGGGCGGGACAACAGAGGCTCCTGTGGCGTTGACGGGGGTGGATAGTGCCATCCTGTTCGAGCAGCACACACCTATAAATTTGGCGAAGCCGATTACAGCAGATCGCTACGGTGTGTCAGTCATTACTAATGCTGACGGTAGCGTAACGGTTAAAGGGACTGCTACAGATGAGACATGGCCAAGACTTGTAGAGGTGAATATTCCATCGGCCATTATTGCCGGGGATATCACCATAAGCCTGAGTTCCCCGGCATCCGTTAAAATGAAGTTTCAAGCTATGACACCAGATGGTAGAAAAGAATCTTATGGTTTAAGTGCTGGCAGTACCAGTATAACTGTAAAAATTAAAAGCGGTTATACTGGCATGCATATCTTTTTGTCGCTTTTGCCAGACCAAACCATAGACGAAACATTCCACATCATGATTGCTCAAGGCACCGAACCTGTACCGTTTGTGCCATATGTTGAGCCGAGCATCACACATCTTCCTATCCCGCGCCCGCTGCATAAGGTTGGCGACGTGAGGGACATATGCCGGACGCGGGTTAAGAGCATCTATGATAAGCGCATTGTGCTGGATGGGAGTTTGGACGAAGCATTTATCCAAACAAATATCATTGATGGATGGATTCAAATTGCTACCGAATCGGATGCGGTTATTCCTGAATCTACGAGCATTGTCGGGAGTATTAAATCTAGCTACTTAAAGGCTTACGCTATCGAAGAAGTCTATTCAAAAAAACATTCAGGTATTTCAGTAGATTCAAACAGAAGAATTAGGCTGTCCTTCAAAACATCTGAATATCCAGATGTTACATCGGTGGAGACGGCAAGAACTTATCTTTCGGCACACCCCCTTACCGTATATTACCAGTCCACCGCCTACTACGGTACGAACGGGCTGGACGTGTGCTTGACGGAGTACCAGACGGACTACATCGAAAGCTATGCGGACGAAAGCATCACAACGGCGTGGATATCCAGCACGGGAGCACTTTCCACAGGCGCAGAAATTGCCTATGTGCTCAGTTCTCCCGAAACCTACGCCACCGAACCTCTGGACTTCGACAACGCCGCCGGGCCACTCACCGTCATGACGGGCGGCGAGCTTGAGGTGCGGATGACGGAGCTGATTGGCTCTCGCGGCGACGTGTCAAATAACACCGTAGCGTTCTCCGAAGCGGCACAGGACGCGGATATTCAAACAGGCGAAAAACTATCTGTGTTGTTCGGGAAGATCAAGAAGCGGTTTTCCGTAGTGAATAAGCTGGTGAATGGTGCGGTGTATCCGAACCTGCTGGACAACAGCAATTTTACGAATCCGGTGAACCAGCGGGGAGAAGGGGCCTACTACGCCAACGGCTATATAATAGACCGCTGGATTAACAATGGTTCTTCCTACAATGTGGCAGAACACTATATGGCATCGGGAAGCCCCGACGGGACGAAATATATTTTCCAACCCCTTGAATTGTCAAAAGTGGCAAAAACGGGAGACTCCTTGACCGCATCCGCAAATATCAATGGCGAGACAATATCCGTTACTGCGAAAATCACGACGGCAAAAGGGGCGTCCGATGTTGTCAGTACATCAGACGGAAAAGCCTCTATTGGCTTTTCTTGGAATCCGGCAGATGACAGGATGTATTTTAGGATCAACGACCTGATTGAATCGGGAGCGGTATTCTTGAACTGGGCCAAACTTGAAAAAGGCAGCGTGGCCACGCCGTATGTGCCGAAAGGATACGGAGCGGAGCTGGCGGAGTGCATGCGGTACTATCAGAAAATTGCTTTTTCGGTGGGGCAGGACAGGTCAACTTATAAATATATTCCAACACTTATTCCTATGCGGGTCGCTCCAACATGCACACTTCAACAAATTTCATCGAGCGGAGTGCAACCAACAATATCGACCAGTAATTTATACATAACGGCGAATTTGGTAGCACCTCAATATTTTGATGGATTCGCTTATCTTTCAGCCGATTTATAGGGGAGGAATCCAAATGGAAGAACAATATACAGTATACATCCGCACGGATGAGGCCGGGCGAGTCGTAGAGGTGAACAGCAGCGCATTTCTGGCCGACACGGCGGGTTGGACGGCCATTGATGAGGGTTACGGCGACAAGTACCACCACGCGCAGGGCAACTACTTTACATTACCGCTGTACGGGCCGGACGGCTGCGCAAACTACAAGCTGTCAGACGGTACGCCCGCCCTGCGCACAGAGGCGGAGAAGGAGGCGGAGATTGCCGCGCGGCCCGCGCCGGAGCCGACGCCGCTTGACCGGGTGGAGGCACAGGTTGCCTACACGGCTATGATGACAGACACGATGCTGGAGGGTTAAGCATGTACGACAACATTAAAAAGTGGTACGACATGGGCCTGTGGAGCGCCGCGCAAGTGCGGCAGGCCGTCCTTAAAGGAGTTATCACGGAGGCACAGTACAAAGAAATCACCGGGGAGGCATGACATATGGCAATTTTTAAGGGCCGCGTGCGGGTGCGGTACGGGTACAGCCGGTGGGGCTATACCCGGAACAACGGCAAGGGCTGGCATGGCGGCAGCGACGAGGAGGGGCTGGACAGCACCAC